GGTGCTATCTTTACTTCAGTAGCTGCTACTGCTCCTGCCACCATGTTTGGCGGTACCTGGGAGGCTTTGCCTGCAGGTCGTGTCTTAGTTAATTTTGATGCCTCTGATACTGATTTTGATACTGTTGAATTTGGTGGTGGTAACAAAAGCGGTACTGTAGACACTGTAATACCCCGTGATGGCTGGGGTGACGTACAGTCCAATACTGATGAACTCCCTGAGCCAACTACTGCTGGTCGCCTAATTACTGGTAGTGGCACTGGCGAGGACCAAGAGAATTTAGAGTCCTTGGCCCATGCCTCGGGAGACCAGACTATTACCTCCTCAGTCGCTTCACTTCTGCAGCCTTATATGGTTGTGTATATGTGGAAGCGTACAGCGTAACCCTATTACCCGGAACAGGTCCTAACAATGGCTAATATGATCCCAGTTCGTGGTGTCGGTGACATCGGCGTAGTAACAGATATACGCCCCGCAGCCCTACCTGTGTCCGCCTACACCCGTGCAAAGAACGTGAGATTTGACCAGGGTAGTGTATCCCGTGGACCCGTGTTTCGGACCATCCAAGCTACCCTAGGCTTCACACCCATATTTACCTATGGCATACCAGCAGCAGCTGGGGGTGGGTTCAGTGATGTAGTTATGGTGTCACCGACCTATGAAATTAAAAGTTACAACAACGGCTCTGTGGCATCCAAACAGGGCAGTATCGCAACGACTTCGTCAACGACAGCAAGGTTTAGCGGAGCCTCCCTAGCAGACATAACGTACCTCAACCGAAATGATAAGAAGCCGGTATATATGCCTAGCGGAGGTTCTGCTTTTGCTGACCTTACACACTGGGATAGCGCCTGGAGAGCAGAATCACTGCGATCCTATGGTGACTTCCTGATCGCACTAAACATGACTGAGAGTGGCACTAGCTACAACTCCCGTGTCCGATGGTCTGACCTTACCCTAGCTAACTCTATACCTGGGTCTTGGGATGCAGGAGACACTACAAAGTCTGCAGGTTTTAATGACCTAGTTGAAATGAAGACCCCTATTGTTGATGGTCTTACCCTAGGCACTAACTTTATCATTTATAGCCAGGACCAAGTTTGGCTGATGGAGTATACAGGCGGCAGCTTCATCTTTAACTTTAGAAAGCTATTCTCTGATGTTGGTATTATGAATCAGAATTGTGTGTGCGAAGTCGAGGGCAAGCATTTTGTCTTTGGTGACAACGACATCTACATGCACGATACCCACACCCGTCAATCTATTGTCGATGAGAAAATTAAACAGTATGTGTTCTCTGGACTTAACTCGAGCAAGATTGACAGGTGTTTTGTACAACACAACCCCGACCTTGAAGAAATCTACTTTTGCTACGCTTCAGGCGATGACATGGCGGAGTTTACTAGCGGCGGTAGATGTAACCGGGCGGCTGTTTATAACTACAAGAACAACACCTGGTCGTTCATGGATCTACCTAACGTAAATTCATCTACACAGGCAACTGTAGACTCGACTAACACATACGCTACTATTAATACTACTTATGCATCGATGGGCGGTAGCTACTTCTCGCAGGAGTCTGGGTATGCAACCCATGTCCTGTTTGTAGGCCAGAGTAGTTCAGCCGATGGTATCAGCAGCGACAAGCTGTATGGCCTTGATCTGTCAGATACAAACACTAGCCTATCGTTCCCACTAGACCTTGAAGGTAACCGAGCTCCGCTGATCGAAAGAGTTGGTATTGACCTAGACGAAATGTCTTCAGTCTCGGGTTATAAGGTGGTCACGAAAGTCTACCCACAGGTAACTACCGATAACGCGAATAAGCAGTTTGAGTTCACATTCGGGGCATCGGACCTTCAAGGTAGTGCCCCCGTTTATTCTGCAGCTGTAGTTTTTGATGGGGCCACAGATCACAAGATCGATAGCCGCGCAGCTGGGCGCTACCTGGCTTACAAAATGACTATGCCCGGTACAAAAGATTTTGCCTTCATTGGATTTGATGCCGAGGTAACAACCACTGGGCGGAGGTAAAAAATGACTGTACTTAAGACCTATAAAAGAAAACCTTCGCCAACCTTGGCCACCAGTAGATTACAGGACCAGGGTGAAGTAATTACTAAATATGTAGCTGATGAACTGCAGCAGCTTGAGAATACCCTAACGGTGCAAGAGCAAGGCATCAAGACAGTAGATGATGGTGTCACTACAGTTAAGCAAACTGTCACGGACCTTACAGCCACTGTTGGGCAAAACAACGCCTTCATACTGCACCAGAACACGCTAAGAATTTCCGAAGATTTTGCGCTGGCGCAAAGTATTGTGACCCTAGGCACAACAGTTGACACCGGATTGGCAACCAATACTGCTGCAATAACTTCCGAAGCACTTACACGGTCTGACGAGGATAGCGCGTTAGCCTTGCTTATCACAAATCTAGGCACCACCACATCCACAGCTGCCGGTGTTAACTCAACTAATATTAGTAATGAGATTATTGCGCGAACAGATGCTGACGGAGCCATGACTAAAGTCGTGTCGGCACAAAGGGCGCTTTACGGCGCGGCAAGTGACAACACCTGGGATTCGGCTACGGAGTACGCAGGCTCGACAGCTGTAATCAATAATCAAACTGTCGCTACGGGTGATGACGTTGTTTTTAACGCCTTAATCTACCGGTGCAAGGATACCCACACAAATCAGCAGCCGCCTAACACCCTTTATTGGCAGACTGTTGACACGGTAGATGCCAAAGTGTCTGCGGCAGTGCTTGTTGAAACTAATGCCCGTGCATCCGCTGGGTATGCACAAGCTTCTAGCCTAATAGCGTTGACAGCGCGAGTGGGCGCAACAGAGGCGAGCACAGGTGTCAATGCTGCGGACATCGTGTCCGTGGAAACTGCTGTCGCCACAAACAAAACAGCACAGACTAACCGTAACGACACTATGGCTGCTCGCTTTGGTGTCACAATTGCCGACAACTATGACAACGCTTACAACTACGTTATAGGTGATGAGGTTGTGTATAACCAAAATGTTTATCGCTGTATTTTGGCGGCAACAGGCACCTTACCAACGAACTCTACCTATTGGGTTTTACAGCAATTACTACAGGGCCTCACGGATGCCCGTATCATCACTAGCCAAAACAGTTATGCATCTTCAGGTACAGCGTTGGCAACGGACTTTAGCAACCTAAGCGGACGAGTAGGCACAGCTGAAAGTGTAGCCGCTGGAGCGGCAGGGCAAGCCAGTACAAACGCAGGTGACATTGCGACCCTAGGCACCACCGTAGTCACGAATGACAGCGCCACGACAAAGCGTTTTGACGTAGTTGCCGCACGGTTCGGCGTAACAGTTGCCGACAACTACCTCAATGCCACAAGCTACGCCGTAGGTGATGAAGTTGTCCATAGTTCTAATGTTTATCGCTGTATTTTGGCTTCTCAAGGCAACTTACCGACCAACACGAGTTACTGGCAATTACAAGAATTGCTAGAAGGCCTCACTGATGCTCGTATAACAACTTTAGAAGACACCTACGCATCACGCACAACTGCTCTGTCAACAAAGCTAACGACAATCACCGCTAAAGCGGACGCTGCATACAGCGCCTATGGTATAACGTTAAATACTAATGGTTACATTACTGGCTTCTCGCAGAACAACAATGGTACTGCTGGTAAATTTAAGATATATGCGGACAGGTTCACAATTATTGACCCCGCAGCTGCAGGCTCTGGTCTTCCAGGCACACAAGTTTTCGACATCACGAATGGCCTTGTCACAATGGAAGCGGCCCACATTAAGAATCTGACCGTGGGCAACGTAAACGGCTCAATTAGTGCCACTACTGTGTTCTATGGCAGCGCGAATAAGACCTTTGGCGGTACATCGGCTGGCTATGTCACTTTGTTAGAAGTGGATTGCCCTGCAAACAGTGGAGCCAAATCGTATACGCCTCTGATCAACATGATCTTTGACGCAGCGTTTGCTACAGATACTGCTTATGTAAAACTAGAGTACGCCACGCTCACTAACGGCTCACCGAGCGGGTATACCGCTATACAAACTCTGCGCCATAAGACGGCTTCTGGAGGTAACTCTTGGACAACAATCCCAGTTATTGGCAGTGCGCCATCCACGACCTCGGCAGTAAGATTTAAAGTGTCGATCCAAATGTATGCAGACAATGGTACTTCGAGTACCAATCAATCTCGGACTGGAACAGCGCACTGGTCAGGAACCACGGTAGGTATCGTATGAAAATGTATGTACGAGTAGAAAATGGAGTCCCTTGCGGCTCACCGCAGACCTTTGAAGAAGTCCCTTCTGGCTGGGTAGAGTTCGTTAAGTACACTGGCGATATCGACTACCCAATTCAGACGGTATTACAAACCTATGACGCAGATTCCAACCGCGTTGTCGAGACTTTATTCGACCTCGCAAGTCCCACCGATCTGATTTTGGCATCCGTCAGGGTTACGCGAGACCAGATGCTTACCAGCACCGATTGGACTCAGCTTCCAGATGTAGTTTTCAACGCCGGTGTAAAAGCAGCATGGGCTACCTATAGGAGCGCATTGAGAAATGTACCTTCGGACAATAGCAGCGTCACATCCCTTGATGATGTCGTTTGGCCAAGCCCACCATCATGAGAACACTGGTGATGGAGCATGACAACTTCACCGTCCATTTCGAGCAAGTTGAGCACCATACCATCGTCCATTGCGAAGTTCACAAGTACAGCAAGACCGTCAAGAAACAACTCCTAG